TTGTTTGAAGTGGGGAGTAGGTGGAATAAACATTGATGGGTGTAGGGTGGAAGGTAATGAAGAACTCGGAAGGAATAATCATACGAATCCTTATGGAAGTGATAGGACTTGGAGTGTTAGTAAGACCCCACCACAAAACAATGTAGGAAATGCACCACAAGGTCGCTTCCCTGCTAATCTAATATTAGATGAAGAAGCAGGAAAGTTATTAGATGAACAAAGTGGAGTAAGTACAAACACTAGACATATGAGTTATAAACGTAGTGGCGGAGATTTTATAAATGGGATACCGTCACAACCTGAAAAAGATTGGTTTAAACAAGAAACAGGTGGAGCAAGTAGATTCTTCTATTGTGCCAAAGCAAGTAAGAAAGAAAGGAACATGGGGGTTGACTGTTACCTAACCGTAAAATATAATAACCTATGCAAAGAAGAAAATACGGTAGTGGTTCAATTACTAAAAAGGGTTATATCAGATACGGAAGTAGTGAGTTTCAGCACAGGAGAGTCTGGAGAAAACATAACGGTCCAGTGCCACAAGGATTCTTTATCCACCATATTAACGGAGATAAACAAGATAATAGAATTGAAAATCTTAAACTCATTGACGCACTCACTCACAAACGAATCCACTCAGGATGTGAACTCAGAGAAGGAGAGTGGTGGAAACCTTGTAGAAAGTGTGGAGAGTTTAAGAAAGTATCTACTGACTATTACGAAAGAAAATCGGGAGTTAGCCCTTGGTGCAAGTCGTGTTGCATTGCAAACGCTATTATCAATAAAAGAAAAAGAAAACTGGCAAGAAGCAAAGAACTTTCATAGCACAGTTAAACCTATTGCTTTAATGGAATACCTTGTTAAGTTAGTAAGCAGAGAAGGACAGGTGGTACTAGACCCATTTATGGGTTCAGGAACAACTGGAATGGCTTGTAAGAAACTTAATAGGGAGTTTGTAGGGATTGAAATGATGCCAGAGTATATGGAAATCGCTAAAGCTAGGATAGATGGAGTCAAGGAAAATAAACAATTAGAGCAACTTAATTTATTAAAAGACAATAAGTAATATGGAGAAGAAAGAAAATACAGGAACAAAGCTAAATGTGTTGTTGTGTAATTTAGTTGACTATGTCAGAGGAGATGACAGACCATTAGTATTTGCAGTTATGCAGGAGATTACAGAATATTTTGAACAAGAACTAGATAAAGCAAGGGAAGAGGGGAGAAGAGAGGGTTCGGAGATAACCTCTAGGTATATATCCGATTTTGTTAAATCAGAAAGTGGTAAGTCTGGGAGAAAAGAAATTCTGGAATACATTGAAGAATTATCTAAACTTAAAAATAACAAAGGAGGAAGAAATGAAAGTAATACAAACTGAACTAAAAAACTACAATAGAAGAAGCGATAATAGTGTTAGTTTAAGAGCAGATAGTTTAATCGAAATGAGTAGTGAAGATATTGCAGATATTGATAGACATAGGGGAGATGTTGCTATTGTTGTTCTAACGGACAGTGTTGTAGGGAATGAAGTTAATGTTGATATTGATGATATTCTCAAAAATCTACCAGAGAATGATACACTAGAAAATTACAAAAGTCCTAGTAAGAGATTTAGAGATGTTTTGTGGAGGTTATTAGAACAAAGGCTAGGAAGAAAGCCTAGTGAAGAAGAGTTTGCAGATTATTACAAAAGAGAATATGAAAAAATTATTGAGCATTACAAAGATAAGTTTGAAGATTAGGCTGGTATAGTTAGAATTGATATTTGATCAAAAAAGTGAAAGAATAAATATAGAGAAGCATTTAATTTGTCATTTATTTGTATATGGCAAAGAACAGCAAAAAATGGATACAACAGGCAATTAAGAAACCTGGTGCATTAAAAAGAAGTTTAAAAGTTAAGTCAGGAAAGAAGATACCAGCAAAGAAATTGAAGATAGGGAAGAAAGATACAGCATTGATGAAGAGAAGAAAAACACTTGCAAAAACACTAAGGAAGTTTCATAAATAAGAACCAGAATTAAAGTAGTTAAATTAGAATAAAGATTATGAGGAACGTGGGAGAAAACGTGGATACGACTAAAAACCTAACTCCTTTCACAAGTGACTATCAGCCGAGTTCAGAAGCAAAGAAGGCAGGGTGGGAAAGAAGGAGGGTTAAGCAAGAAATTATGGATATGATAACAAAATTAAGAAACTTGAGTGTAAAGGATTTTGAAGATTTAGAGAAAGATGTAAAGGAAAATCCTGACCGGCATACCATATTAGAAAAGAAGATGATTCAATATATAAAAAGGGAGAAGTTTACAATAGATTTCCTTGATAGAAATGTAGGGAAGCCATCGCAGGATATTGATATAACTACAAAGGGAGAGGGTATTACAAAATATACTTTTGAAATAGTCAATGCAAAAGATAACAATGAACAATCAAGTGAACAACCAGAAGCAGGAAGAGGAGAAGATAGTAAAGGCAACGCATCTGTTGGCGGACACGATTGAGGCATTTGAAAAAGGATATAGAGTTGTTGAACATTCTGGAGGCAGTCGTAGCAGCAAAACGTATTCTATCTTTCAATTTCTTTTAGGTAGAGCAATTCAGGGAAAAGGAGAAACTTTCACAATAGTTAGGGATAAGTTAACTTGGATCAAAAGCACACTATTGGTAGACTTCAAAAACATAACTGATACGATGGAGTTAGAAGTCACACCAGAGATAAACTACAACAGAGCAGAGCAGGTATATATTGTAAATGGCAGTGAGTTTGCATTCTTTGGATTAGATTATGCCGAAAAATTACACGGAAGAAAGCAGGACTGGTCTTGGATAAATGAAGCATTAGAAGTAGAAAGAAACCATTTTGACCAGTTAGAGATGAGGACAACAAAGGGAATGCTGATAGACTTTAATCCTTATAACGATATAGGTTGGGTTTATGATATTCAGAAGCGACCAGATGTGCAAGTAATTAAGTCTACAATGTTAGACAATCCTTTCTTAGAAGAGACTATTAGAAGAAAGATATTAAGTTATGAGCCTACTCCTGAGAACATTAAAAACGGTACTGCGGATAATTATATGTGGCAGGTGTATGGATTAGGAGAAAAGGCAAGGTTGCAAGGTTTGGTGTTTAACAACTGGGATATTGTAGAAGATATTCCTGATGGTGCAAGGTTTTTAGGCTACGGATTAGACTTTGGATTTACTAATGACCCTACCGCATTGGTAGGACTTTATGAATATGATAAGGAATTATATATTGACAATCCTATTTACAAAACCAGACTACTTAATCAGGATATAATCAATGAGTTAAAAAGGTTAGGTGTTAGCAATGCTGATCTAATTGTTGCGGATAGTGCAGAGCCTAAGAGTATAGAAGAAATATCACTTGCAGGATTTAATATACAAGGGGCATATAAGGGGCAAGATAGCGTAAGGTACGGTATAGATTTATTAAAGAACTTCAAAATACACTTAACCAGAAGAAGCATTGAAATGGAGAATGAATTGAGGAAGTATAAATATAAGGAAGATAGAAGTGGAAATATTCTCAATGAGCCTATTGATCAGTTCAATCACACAATAGACGCACTTAGATATATTGCAATAGAAAAACTAGGAAATAAACAAGAGGTGCAGATATTTAACAGAGAATTACTTGGATTATAAATTGGATTATTGATAATGTTTTGTGAAAATGGTACGATTATATATATAGAATTATATGAGAAGTGAATAAGAAGAAATAAAAAGGATTTATTTTATTCTTTTGAGAGATGTATACCACAGATAAAAATGTTTTGGATAAGGAATTAATTGAAAGTGCTATTGAGTTTAATGAAAGGGAAAAAGAGAGGTTTAATAGATTAGAGCGATATTATAGAGGACAGCATGATATATTGAATAGAGTTAAACCCAGAACAGCAAAAAACAACAAAATAGTTGTTAATCACGCAAGTTATATAGTTGATGCTTATACTGGATACTTAATGGGCAATCCTGTTGACTACAAAATATCAGAAGAATATGATGCAAGTGTTATTTTAGATGAATACAAAAAACAGACTATCTCAAACCTTGATGTTGAAATTGTAAAGGATTTGGGCATCTTTGGAAAACAATATGAGTTGGTTTACAATATAGAAAACGATACCGAGAGTGCAGATATTGACAATAGGAATTGCATTTGCGTTTATGACAATACAGTAAGGCATCAGAAGTTATTTGCAATTTTGTATGAGCTTGGAGATAAGAAAGGGGAATACAAAAATGTTAAAGTATATGACAGTAATTTTCTTTACAATTGTTCAGATGGAAAGAATATAATAATCGGAGAGAAGACACCACATTTGTTTGGCAAAGTACCAGTAGTCGAGTATAGGAATAATAGTGAACTGCTCGGGGATTTCGAGCAAGTAATGAGTTTAATTGATGCATATAATACTTTACAATCTGATAGAATAAATGACATTCAACAATTAGTTGAAAGTATTTTAGTCGGTTATGGAACAATATTGACAGATGCTCAGATGCAGGAACTGATCAATAATAGAACTTTATTTGGACTGCCAAAAGATAGTAAAGTTGAATACTTAATCAAAGCGTTGGACGAAGGACAGTTAGATATTTTGAGGAAGACTGTTGAGAATGATATTTTCAAAATAGCAAAAGTCCCTAATATGAGTGATGAGAACTTTGCAGGGAATGCTAGTGGAGTTGCTTTAAGTTATAAACTTTTATTATTTGAACAGAGCACAGCCAACAAAGAAAGGAATGTAGAACAAGGACTAAAAGAAAGATTTGAGTTATACAATAACTATTATGTAAATATTGGTAAAATGGAAAAGATACCGTTAACAGAAGTTGATGTGGTGTTTAAGAGAAACTTACCACAGAACCTAGTTGAGTTGAGCCAGATAATAGTTAACTTGCAAGGATTAGTAGATGATGAAACATTAGTAGGACTTCTACCATTTGTAGATAATGCAAAAGCAACAGTAGAGAAGAACAGAGAGGAAGAGGACGAAAAAACCAATAGAATGCTGGGAAACTTTGGAACATCTATACCTAGTGGAGAAGTTGTAGAAGGGGTTGCTAATGAAAATTAAAAATGGAAGCCACTGAACAGACAAATATTGTTTACAATCCTGCCACT